TAAATCCAGGTTCAGTTAATACAAGTACAGACGCAAGTACAGCGACAACATTTACTTTCCCATCACCTGTATATTTACAAGAGGGTACAGAATATTGTTTAGTGTTAAAAACAGATTCTACTGACTATGCTGTTTATACAGCAAGATTAGGTGAAACAGTAATAGGTAGTGATAGAACAGTATCTAAACAACCAGCATTAGGTGTTATATTTAAATCAGCTAATGACAGTACTTGGACACCTGAACAAATGGAAGATTTAAAATTCAATATGAAGAAAGCAGTATTTGATACTACTACTTCAGGTACAGTAACATTAGCAAATAAAGATTTACCTAGTAGAACACTAAAAGCTAATCCATTAAGAACATTTAATGGCACAGGTATCATAAGAGTATTCCACAAAAATCATGGTATGCATTCTACAAGTGATAACGTGACAATCTCTGGTGTTGCCTCAGGTTCTTATAATGGTATCGCTCACTCTGCGATCAATGGAACATATACAAGTATTTCAAATATAACTTTAGACAGTTATGATATTACAACTGCTGGAACAGCAACATCTTCAGGTGATGTTGGTGGAAGTTCAGTGGTTGCAACAGAAAATAGAGCATTTGATGTAATGCAATTACAGATAGGTCAAATCACACAACCAGGTACAGACTTATCAGCGACAATTAAAACAACGACTGGTAAATCAGTTCACGGCACAGAGACACCATTTACAATTGATACGACAGCATCAAATACAGTTATAGGAGATAATATTTACTTTACATCACCTAGATTAGTTGCGAGTACAATAAATCAAACAAACGAAATGTCAGGTGGTAAATCGTTAATTGTAAACTTTACAATGAGTTCAGATAATGCAAACGTATCACCATTTTTAGATATGAAACGTACAAATGCCTTTGCGATTAATAATAGATTAAATAACCCAACAGTATCATCAACAGATAGATTTACAGGTGACGGAAGTACAACAGCATTTACTTTATCTAGTACACCATCAAGTGTTCATCTATTAGCGATTAAGAAAAATGGATTAAAATTACAACCAGTTGATGACTTTACAGTCTCTGGTACGACACTAACTATGGGTAGTGCGCCAGCATCAGGAGCATCTCTAGTTGTTAAATTATCTAACACGGTTGACTTTGAAGAAGACACAGCGATAGAGGGTGGTTCTTCTGAAGGTTCTTATGTAACTAAAACAGTTAATTTAGAAAACCCATCAACAGCTTTAGATATTAGAGTTGCGGCAAGTGTTAGATCATCTTCATCAATTAGAGCTTTCTTTAGAGTAAGTGGTGGTGAAGAAACAAGAAGAATTAAAGATATAGAATTTACACCTTTCAACACAGATGGATCGTCAGATGTAGCGATTGATCCTTCAATAGGTGACGAAGTACAAGATAATGATTTTAGAGATCACAAATTTAGTGTAAGTGGTTTACAAGAGTTCACATCTTTTGAGATTAAGATAGTATTAAAAGGAACTGTTTCACCATACGCACCGAGATTAAAAGACTTTAGAGGAATAGCATTGGCGGTATAATATGGCAAAATTAAAAGTAGATGGATACACTAGTTTAGTTAGAGATACAGTTTCTAACGCAGTGATTAATTCTTCTACAAGTGAGTATAATATTTACATGGCGAGACACAGAGCAAGAAATAAACAAAGTGATGAATTAAGAATGGCATGTAAAGAAATAAATAATTTAAAGGCAGAATTAAGAGAAATAAAAAGTTTAATAACAAAGGCATTAGATAAGTAAAATGGCGATAAGATCAGTAGCAACAACAGACACACTTGATACGTTTCGTACCACGTTTAATAGTTTAGCGTCAACCGATATAGGTGATCCGGCTTCACTTTCAACGTCAGCGACTAGTATTGTTGGTGCGATCAATGAAGTAAACACTTCAATAGGTGGTGACCTTGCTGTCAACACATTTGGTCACTTACATAACGCTGATGGATCAAATGCTTACACACAATTTACAGTCACAGTGGCGACAAAAACAAGCGCACACATTTACCACGGATCAGGTTCAAGTAATGGTTATCTTCTAAACGCAAAAGTTGCACCTTTCATAGATTTTAAAGTAGGTAATACATATAGATTTGACCAGGCAGATGCATCTAATTCTGGCCACCCAATAAGATTTTATTATGACTCTGGTAAAACAACGATTTATTCAACAGGTGTGACTACAAATGGTACCCCAGGTAGTGCGGGTGCTTACACTCAAATTGTAGTCGCTGATACAACACCTAATATATTATACTATCAATGTACTAATCACGCATTGATGGGAAGTAGAATTGATATAGATTCTTCAACATTTGTTGGGGCATCTTTCGTAACAACAACTGGCGTTGCTAATAACTTCGCCTCAACAAACTTTGCGATTGCACAGGCAGTCGCATTAGGATAGATTATAAATAGTAAAATAAAAGGATAACAAATGGCAAACGATTTCAAAAGATTCCCAAAACCTAACGTAGGTACTGGTACCGGTGCGTCAGCTACAGCTGTTTATACAGTTCCCGCTGGTGCAGGTAGTACAGCATTAGAAGCTATTGTTATTGGAATTACTTTAGCAAATAAACATACTTCTGGTATTACTGCTTCTGTTTTTTTAGATAACGAAGATGGTTCAAATGATGTATATATTGTTAAAGATGCTACTATACCAGCAGGCTCCTCGTTGGAAGTTATGTCGGGAAATAAATTAGTAGTTCAAAATGATGGTACTAATGCTGATGTTTTAAGAGTAGAATCTAGTAGAGCATCATCACTTGACGCAACGATTACAGTTTTAGAAGACGTATAATAAGTAGAGAGAATAAATGGCATACATAGGTAAAAAACCTGAAGATACTTTTAGAGGGCTGGCTTCTAAAGCTAGTTTTACTGGTGACGGAAGCACAACTGCTTTTGATTTATCAGAAAACGCTTTAGATGGCGGAACAAATGATATTCAAGTATTTGTAAACAACGTCAGACAAGAGCCAGGTTCAGGTAAATCTTATACACTAGGATTAGATGGTTCTAGTAGAGTTAGAAGAATTACATTTGCTGTTGCTCCAGCAGCTTCAGATGTCATCTATGTAATAAGTCCAGGTAGATCAAGTAATGAATTTAATACTGTAAGTGATAATTCTATCACTACAGCTAAAATACAAGCAAACGCTGTCACAGTAGCCAAGTTAGCTAGTACACTAGACATATCATCTAACACAGTTACTTTACCAACAGGTCAAACTTTAACATCACCTAAAATTGCCACAGCATTAGCAGACACAAGTGGTAATGAATTATTAAAAGTTACCGCAACAGGTTCAGCTGTTAATGAATTGACATTAGCTAACGCAGCAACATCTGGTAACCCAACTATATCGGCTACAGGTGGAGATACTAATATTGGTATATCTATCTTACCTAAAGGGTCAGGTAAAATAACTTTAGATAATTTAATTTTACCAGCAGCAGATGGTACGGCAGATCAAATTTTAACTACTAATGGTTCAGGTCAACTATCATTTGTAGATAACTCTGGTGGTACTTCTTGGCAAGCAATCAAAACATCAGATTTTACAGCAGTCGGAGGAGAGGGTTATTTTGTAAATACAACAAGTGGTGCAGTTACTGTAACTTTACCTACTTCACCTTCACTAGGCGATGAAGTTTCAGTTGTTGACTATGCAGGTACAGCAGATACAAACAATATTACAATAAATAGAAACAGTCACAAAATACAAGGTGACGCTTCTAATTTAACTATTTCAACAGAAAGAGCTGGATTTACTTTAGTTTATGTTGATGCAACCCAAGGATGGTTACTAAAAGATAAGTAGGATAATTTATGGCATATATAGGAAGATCACCCATACACGGAGCACTGGAAAGACAGTCACTTACTGCAGATGGATCAACAACTACATTTACTTTAGATTATGTTGTAGGTTCAAGTGCGTCATTAGTTGTTTCAGTTGCTGGTGTTTTACAGGAACCTGAAGTTGCTTATAACTTAGGATCAGGTGGTAGTCAAATAGTATTTACAGCAGCGCCGGCATCAGGTGATACTGTTTATTTAGTTTTCTTAGGCGCAGCTTTAGAAGTTGCCACAGTAGGATCAGGTGTAATTACAAGTAGAACAGAATTATCAGCTCAAGCAGCAGCAGATGATTTAGTATTAATTTATGATACATCTGCAGGTTCACTAAAGAAAATTCAAAAATCTAATTTAGATACATCACTAGATATTACTGGTAAAGCAGAATTGGCTGAACAAGCTGCTAATGATGATGAATTAATTATCTTTGATAAATCTGCTTCAGCAATTAAAAAAATTCAAAAATCAAACATTGCCACAACCATGACTTATACGAAAAGTACAGGTACAGGTGATGGATCAACAACAACTTTAACAATAAGTTCAGGTAGAGCAGTAGATGACGTGCTAGTATTTGTAAACGGAGTTTGTTTAGTCCCTACAGATGACTACAGTATTTCGGGTACAACATTAACATTTGCTACGGCACCTTCTAGTGGAGCTGAAATAACTGTAAGATTTTTACCAATATAGGAGGGATAAATGGGAGCAAGAACAAGAGGATTTGCTAACAATGTCCTGACTGCAGGTAAGATAGATGCCTCAGATGGTTTATCAGGTGTTGTACCAAACTCAAACGTAAATAATACATCAGTATCAAGCGTAACTTCATTACCACCTAGTGTAGGTTCAGGTATTGCAAGTGTGTCAAGTAATCCAGCTGCGCCAGTCGCCACTGGTGTTATTTGGTATAATACAACAGATGAAAGATTTAAAGTTGCTGCTAGTACATCAGCGTGGTCAGCTAGTGGAGGTTTAATTACAGCTAGGGATTCATTGGGAAGTTTTGGTACTCAAACAGCTTCAGTTGGTGTAGGTGGTAATACTGGATCCGCATCAAATCTTACAGAAGAATATAATGGTTCTGGTTGGAGTAATGGAACTAATTATCCTGCTAGTCTTAGGTGGCCTGAAGGTACAGGAACACTAACAGCAGGTATAGTGGCAGGAGGGGGACCTTCACTTGTTACAACAGTAAGTAAATATGATGGAACTAGTTGGACAGCTGCAAATGCTCTTCCAACTGCAACAAACGCAGGAGCAATGTTTGGTTCACAAACTTCTTCTGTGTATGCTTTAGGTTATGCTGGTAGTAGTAACACAGCTGCTTCTTACGAATTTGATGGAACAAATTGGACTAATGGTGGAACTGCTAATACAGCAAGACGAGAATTAGCAGGTTCTGGTACACTAACATCAGGACTTGTTTTTGGAGGTAGCCCTGCAACAGCTGCAACAGAAGAATATGATGGGACTTCTTGGACAGCAAGTGGAAATTTAGGAACAGCTAGATATGGTCTTGCAGGATCAAATGCTGGTACTCAAACTAGCTCATTAGCTTTTGCTGGTGGTAATCCTGCTATTACAACAAATGAAAGATATGATGGAAGCACTT